AGGTGTCGACGGTGATCGGTCCGGCCGTCGTCATAACGAAAGTTCGGAGCGCGCAAGTCGTCCCGCTCAAAACGAGGACCGACGAACCGGGGATAACCTCGACGTTGTCGTCGAAATCGTGTGCTCGGCGAAGGATCGCCTCGTCGCCGGCGGCGTCGGCCGCTTGGATCAATTCGTATACGCCGTTGTGAACCGCCGCCGCGCCGACCCCGTCTTTTACGAGGAGGCGATCCCCGACGACGAGAGTCACGCCGTCGTGCGAGTTTCGCGAGAGGAGGTCGTCCGGTGAGGTGAGGGTTTTCCCTCGACCCGATCCCGATGGCGTCCACGTTGCGGCGATATTGACGCCGCCGGTACAAGCTCGGACCGGGTTTTTCGCGGCGAGGAGTCGACGATCCTCGTCGTCGCTTGCGGTCCCGTTGACGCCGGTCCCGCCCGCGCCCTCGATCAGTGAATATCCATGTTCTTGAAGGACTTCGAGAAGGTCCGACTCGTTCGCTTCCTCGAACGAAAACGTGACGATATTCCCGCCGGCGTCGTCGACGAGCGAGATCGTCGACTGAAGTCGAGATTGAAGCTCGGCCAAATGGATCGCGCTTGTTTTTTTGAATCGATAACTTTTCAATGCCATGATCTGATCCCCTTTTTGCTTGTGTTACGAAATCCTGAGCGTTGCCAAAACGTCGCGCGGTGATTCACCGATCGCCGACTTGTCGACCCTGATCGTTATCACATCGCCCGCGGCAACGATCGCCGAGTGTGCGGTGTCCGTCCCGAGCGGGTTCGATGAGGCGACGGCCACGATCAGAGCGGAGTCCCACCCGTTGACCCGTACCGTGTAGGTGATCGCGCCGCCGTTGCCGGCCGGTCGACCGTGAGCCACGCGGAGATCCCGCAACGTCCCGCCCCTCGGGATCCTGATCCCCGTCTCGATCTTTTGCGCGAGTGTGTCGGAGCTCCACGGCGCGAGGTATCGAGGCCCCGCCGTCGCCGCGACCGTTTTCGAGCCGAACGCGAGGACCGCGTCCCCGCTCCCGCCGGGAGCGACGATCGCTCGGCCGCCTCCCCAAACCTTACCGGGAGGACCTCGTTCGCCGCGCTCGCCTTTTTCGCCGCGCTCGCCGCGCTCGCCGGTGTCGCCCTTGTCGCCCTTGTCGCCCTTGTCGCCGCGTCGACCCTGTGGGCCCCGGTCGCCCTTCGGTCCCGGCGGCCCCGGTAGGCCGTCTTTCCCCGCAGGACCGACGGCTCCGATCGCGCCCGCTCGGCCCGTAGGACCGCGCTCGCCGCGCTCGCCCGTGTGTCCGTCGCGCCCGTCCGCGCCCGCTCGGCCGACGGGTCCGCGCTCGCCAGGCTCACCGCGCGCGCCAGGCTCGCCAGGCTCGCCCCGCTCACCTCGCGGCCCGATCAGTTTTTTCCGCGCCTCCTCGGCCGCGGCGACCTCGCGCGCGCGCCGATCCCGACGCGCCTCGGCGAGTCGCGCGAGCCTCGCTCGGATCGACTGATCGGCCACGGGTTACGCCCTCGCCGCGGCGTTTTCGGCCTCGATCATACGCTCGATCGTCGCGAGGATTCGCGCTTGCTGTCGCGCCTCCTCGGCCGCGGCCGCATCCTCGACCGCAACGGGATCGGGATCATCCTCGGCCGCGTCGCTCGCTTGAGCTTGTCCGCTCGTCGTCGTGTTGCGAGGATCGGAGTCGAGGACGATCCCGAGTTGATCGATCTTCGCGTTCGATTCGGCGAACTCCGCGAGGTGTTGATCGGGATCGCCGCCTCGCTCGCGTATCGCTTGCTGCAACGTCATCACGCCGGCGCGGATCATACGCTGGTACGCGACCCCTTCCTTGTCCGGTTCGAGTAGCGGCATCGGCGGCGCGGTCCACTCGACGCCGGGGATTGACGGCCATCCCGCGATCGCCGCGGCCTCGGCCATAACCCAGCCGAAAACCACGTCGCAAAACGCGGGAACGATCATGTTCCAACGCCAATCGTGGACGTGTTGATAGTGCGAGATCCTCGCCATGCGAGCGGACGAAAAATTCACCTTTGAATAATCGCCTGTCATCTCCTCGTACGGAACGGCGACCGAGGCCGCGATCCTTCGGAGGTTTTGATTTGAGAATACCTCTTGATTCGCGACGTTCGGAGGACTCCCGAACGTGATCGATTGTCCCGGTTTCAAATAGTTGATCATGCCGGGTTCGAGTCCCTCGATCTGAGGTGTCGAGGCGTCGACCTTGCCGAGCGCCAACGACTCGCCGGTCGTGTCGGTCACGAACGCGGCGAAACAAGCGGCGATCTTTTGCTGCATCAAAAGCGCGTCCTCGTAGTCGTCGAAATCTTGCAAGCGCGCGATCGCCGCGCACAACCACGGAGCGCCGCGGAGTTGTCCCGGACGCTCGACGAGATAGCAATGCGCCACGTTTGCGGCGTCGATCCGATTGCTTTTCGTTGAGTAGTATCCCGACGCGCCAGGATGCGTCTCATATATCCAATAAGCGACGCGGCGGCCTCGGTTGTCGAGTTCGATCCCGTTTCGTATTACGTTCGAGGAGTTCGTGACCGCGCCGTCCTTCGTTGCGTCGAGGTAGTCCGGCTCGATCAGTCTGATCCGCATAGGGACGGCCAGGCCGTCGGCGACGGTCGCCGGCTCGCGGAGCGCGAGAACCTCGCCGGACTCGACGATCGTCTCGATCGCCAGACCTTGCAAACCCGAGAAGTTCATACGCTGATCGTGATCGGCTTTGATGGATCTCGACCATTGTTTCCAGATCCGATCAGCCTCGGCGGCGAACGGTCCAGTCGCTTTCGCCGACAGGCCCCATCCGACGGTGTTGTTCTTGATCACGCGGACGGCTTGCCGCGCCCATCCGTTGTTCCGCCTCAAGTCACGCGATAGATCCCGCAGCTTTGAGAGCGCCGGCGTATTCGCCGCGTTCGCGTCCGTTCCTGATCCACGCCATCCCGAGGTCCGTCGGCCCATTGAGGCCGCGTCGTAGTGTCGAGCGGCGAGGTCCGCGGTCAACCGGGCGCGGACTCGGTTTAATCCGTACGACGGAGCGACACCGATCAACGCTCGATCCCACCACGACAGCCGAAATTGTTTCGCGAGCGCGGTCGCGCTTGTCGGTTTTCCCATTTATCGAAATCCCTTCGAGTGTGAGGCGAGGCGCGTCGCCGGAGCTCCCGTGACGGATCGGACCATCTCGGCGAGTAGGCTCCGCATCTCGTCGAGGCTATGATAGGTCACTTCGCGAGCCGGCGGCCCCGCATATTTGACGGTCGAGATCCCGGACGCGATCGCGATTTTCAGCGCGTCAATGTCGGCTTGTGTCCACATGCCGCCCCAATCCATCACAACCGACGCCGTCCGGCAAGCGCGCGACGTTCTATTTCCGCCCGATCCAGGGTCCGCGCCCGCGAGAGATCCAACCCGTCGGCGACCGCTCGAACGTCGGCCTCACGCTCGGCGGCGTTGAGCGATCGGTAGTCGACCTCGGCTCGGGACTCGCCGCCGGCGTCGGCTCGCCGGCCGGCGTCGCGCTCGGCTCGGTCGGTCGGTGACGGTCGAGGCCGCGGATCGACGCCGCCGCTCGCGCGTAGATCCTCGCGTCGAGATAGTGATTCTCGCGTCCAGGTTGAACCGCCCACGCGACCGAAACGAACCCGTTTCGTTTTCGGCTCGTGATCAAGTGTTCCGCGGTGATCTGTCGGAAATACTCCTCGTCGTATTCCGGCCAGTGACAATAACCCGGCGCGGCCTCCTCGCCGGCGGCCGGCCGCGGTAGTCGGAGCCAGCCGTAAAACTCGGTTTTAGCGATCGAGACTCCGATCGGCCAAACTCGGAACGCGCGCTGCAGTCGGCGACCGCTCACGGTGAGATCGACGGCCGTCGGTGTTCCGACGAGCGTCCGCGAGTCCGCGACGCCTTTAATCGCGAGGACCCGGCTCGGAGGGTATCGACGCGCCCAGTTGTAAACGGTTTGCGTCGCGTAACCCGAGTCGATCGCGAGCGTCGAGATCGAGAATATCTCGCCCGTGGTCGCGTTCGAGAAGTCGCGCGCGAGCAGCTCGTCGAGCTTGATCCAGCTCGCATCGTTCGCCGTGTCGCCGGGCAGAACGCCCGCGTCGATCGAGTACGACTCTTTTCGCTCGGTCCATCCGACGACCTCGAAAACGAACCGATCCTTTTGCACGTCGACGCCGGCCGTGAGGAGGACGACGCCGTCCGGGACGCTCGCGATCGGGTACGACTCGCGACGCAAAAACAGCTTTTCCCAATCGGGAGAGTCCCCGCGATCGTTCCACGTCTCGCCCAAAACCGTATTTACGAACGTTTTCAGCTTTTCCGGCCCCGACTTTTTGCAGTCGACGAACTCGCTCGCGATCGTCCCCCACGTCGCGTTCGGTGACAATGAGTAAGCGGCCCAAACGTGGAACGAGGCGTGGCCCTTAAACGGTTTTTCCGCGCGCCACTCGCCGCGGTCGAGCATGGTCCGCTTGTCACGGTGATCGATCCGACAACCTGAGCCGCGACAAACGAAATACGCCTCGGCCGGCTTGTCTTTCGGCCATCGCATAAAGTGACCGCGGTCGCCGACCTCGTGAAAGATCAAATAATCCATGTATCCACACGACGGACACGGGACAAAAAAGCGACGCTGATCCCCGGCCTCGAAAAGTTCGACGATCCTCGACGCGCCCGTCGCGAGCGGCGTCGAGCCGGCGAATATTTTCCGGTTCGGGAAGTATTCCGTGCGACGGATCGCGAGTTTGACCGGGTCGCCGTCCGCGCCGGCGCTCGCCGGATAGGCGTCAACCTCGTCCATCCCGACGACTCGACGGCCGACACGGCGAAACCCTCGACCACTGTTCGCGCCCGTGAGCGACAAAAATCCGCCGGGGAACGCCTTGTGGAGTATCGTCGCGTCGGTTGTTTTCGCGCCGGCGTCGTCGCCGATCAGCTCGCGCAACGCTGGAACGTCCCGGATCATCGGGACGATCTCCTCTTTTGAATACCCTTTTGCGTCGTCGAGGGTCGGTTGAACGATCAGGATCGGACAAGGGTCCTCGGCCATGAAGTAGGCGACGGCCGCGTTGACGATTTTCGTCCATCCGACGCGCGCCGATTTTGCGACGCTGATCTGTACCGTGTCGGGATCGGTGATCGCGTCCATGATCCCGCGTTGATAAGCGATCGTTTTCCACGGTCCAGGCTCGGCGCTCGACTCGGCCGAAAGAACGAAGTTCTCGTCCGCCCACTCCGACAACGTCACGCGCCGAGGAGGTCGGAGCGCCTCGCCGACTCCCGACAGGAACGAACCGCCGGCGGGGATCTCGCGCCAATTCACCGCGGCGGCCCCTCGTCCAGAACACGATCGACGTTCGCCAGGGCGACGGCGACGGCCCACGCCTCGGCGAACTCCTCGAACCGGCCGAGGATCTCGTTCGCCGAGTCGACGAGCAGGAACCACGGGCGCGCGGCCGTCGGCGTGACGATCACATATCTATTCGCCAAGCTCATCAGCGAGCGCCTCCAACGCTTCTCGGATCAGTTTCTCGGCCGCCTTGACGCCGTTCGGTCCGAGCTCCGGGATCACTTGGCCGAGCTTGTACGGCACCGCGAGGACGCGCGTCCGAACGGTCGAGAGGAGGTCGACGATCCTCGCCCGCGCCTCGACGGCGTCGACGACGCGCCCGCGCTTGAGCGCGAGATCAATCTGCGCGACCTCGGCGTTCGCCGCCTCCCGCACGGCGGCCGCTCGCTCGCGCTCGGCCCTCGACTCCTGATAGCTCACGCGAGGCCCGTCGTCCGGGTCCGGCTCGACCTCCGCTTGAACCGAGCCGTCCGCGCGCTCTCGGCTCGGGAGCTTCGCGCGCCGGCCGTCGGCCCATAACTGATCAGCCTTCGCAACGTCGACGATCCAGTATCGGCCCCTGTCGCCGCGTCGGATCGCGCCGTCGAGGCGACCCGTCTCGATCGCATACCGGACCGCGCTCGACCCGATCCGCCGGTGTTTCGCGTACGCCGACACTGAGAGCGCGCCGGGTGTCGGAGGGTTTGTTCCGTCGTTTTCCATGTATGCGCCGCGTTGTTGGTTTTTTTTCAGTGTTTCCGCGGTTTTGCCGCGTTTTGTATTGTGGATTGCAGACACGATCCCGAACTGTCGGATCGATCTCGCTCACGCGCCGGATCTCACCGCGATCCCCTGTTCCGTCCCCTGTCGCCTATAAGTCCGCGAAATTATTAGCTAGTGCGATCCCGCGAGTTCCTTACC